TTTTGTTTGAATACGGCAGCTTATCAAATGGCTGGTGATATTCTTTCGAATTATGACAATTATATTAATTTGACTTTGCAACCTTTTAATCCTTTATTGAATGTCAATGGAGTTGCTTCCCCTTTGGTGAATGTTCAGATTTATGCGTGGATGGAAGATTCGGAAGTGCTAATTCCCACTTTGGATTCGTTGCAGTCTGGAAATGAGAAAATCCCAGACAATATTTATAGGAGAGCATCAACCGCATTTTCGGGTCTTACCAGTACTTTGTCAACGATTCCTATTTTAGCTCCGTATGTTAGTGTTGCTCAAGCCGTGAACTCTATTGGAGACTCGATTGCTACACTTTTCGGATTTAGTAAACCAACCATGTTACCTACGATGTTGCCAATTTTGAATAATTACGTTGGGTCTATGTCTTTGACTATTGGGAATGACCCAAGCGTCAAGTTGACGGCAGACCCAAATCAAGGTGTTGCTGTTTCAGCCTCTAGTATTGGAGTTGGAACAGATTCTGATATGTTGTTTAGCAACATTGTTTCTCGTTGGGGTTATATTGGGACCATTACTTGGCCAACTACTGCAACTACATCTACTGTTTTATTGTCTCAAAATGTATCTCCCGCAACTTTGGTGCATACGCAACCCGTGTTGTCTGGTGTATCTGATGTATACTCGACAACTCCATGTTCAGCTATAGCAAATTGTTTTCGTCATTGGTCTGGGACCGTGAAATTTCGGTTTGAGATAATTAGCACGATTTATCATAGAGGAACCATTCGTGTTTTGCATTTCCCTGATGGTTATACTAGTTCATCTTCTGATAGAGGACAGTTTGTTAAGAATATTAATGTGGACACAGCTGGTTCACAAGTTTTTGACGTTGAGGTTCCTTATTCATCATTGAGACCTTGTTTAGAGACTACTACATTTACCACTGATCAAACGAGTCTCAACTTTTTTGGTTTCAATAATGGTTCATATTTTGCTGATTATTTTAATGGGACCGTTACACTTGAGGTGACAACACCACTCTCTAGCAATGGTACCACTGATCCAATTTATATTAATGTTTATCACGCGGGTGGTGAAGACTTGAATTTTTTAGTGCCTTATTTTACTGGTGTCACTTCTCTTCCAATGGGTATTTCTTCAGATATTCAATCCAGTGTGGCTACCTATTCGCTGGACAATGGTTCATTGTTTGACCAAAAGCATATTCCATCTATTTTGACCGGTGAGAAAATTGGATCTGTTGGGCAACTTATTAAACGATTTTCATACGGTGGTTCTGTTCTTACATCTTCTACTGGAACCTATGGTTATCGTGTTCTATCTCTTGATCTTCCCGACTTACCGTCGTGTTCCACATTGGCACCAGCTACCTTGTTTGCTCCAGGGTGTCAGAATACATCTTTGATATCGTACTTTTCATCAATGTTTTTGGCTCGAAGGGGGGGCGTTAGACATAAATACGATTTCTTTACTTACACTTTTCCAGTGTTAGGAGATTTCGCTAGTGTTTTGACATCTTTAGATTTAGACACTGTGAAATCTTCTGATACTGATTTTCCAACAACTGATCCAACTGTGTATTTTAGAAATGCTCGTTTGATGGCGAATGCCGGTAATGTAGATGATTTGCGGCAACATCCTCTTGTGGAAGTTGAAGTTCCCTATCGTTATAATACGTCTTTCGTGTGGGCTCAAAAGAACACACCCTTACTCAACAACAATGTTACAAACTTACTAGTTCAGGTGGTTTCCACCTACTTACGTTACACAACGGTTATAACCGATTTTCCTGAACTTCATTTTGGCTGGTTTGTAGCTGCAGCAGATGATTATACTCTAAATCATTTTTACTGTTCCCCTGTGTTTTATCACACATAGAGTCTAGATTGACTATCTAGTAAATAATAGTTCGCACCACCGTAGTGGTATTTCTTCTCTGTGAGACAACACAGAGCGCGTGAGCGGTGTCTTTAATTTATTAACAAATAGTTTTGTAGTGTGGGCACTGCCCATATGAAATTTTTAATGTTTGTCATGTTTATTAAA